TAACTCATTGACTGGTCTTACAGGTTTAAACTATTCGGCACTTACTGTTGTTGACACACAACACTTTGAGTTTGGGAATGAGAATATTGAATTTGACATGACACATGAAATAAATTCAATACTTACGGGAGGTACGGTGGCATCTGCAGGGTGGATAATATCGTTCTTACCACAAGTAGAAAACATTTCAGGTATGACTGAAAATTACTCGGTAGGGTTCTTTTCACCACACACACAAACATTCTATGAACCATTTTTAGAAACAAATTATAATGATTTTATTGATGATGATAGAAATACTTTTTATGCTGGTAATGTAAATGAATTATATCTATACGTTTATGAAAACGGTAATGCCGTTAATTTGGATTCTAACCCCACTGTGGACATCTTAGATAGTAATGAGGACCCTGTACAAGGTTTTACGGCTTTAACGACGTGTCAAGTCACAAAAGGGGTGTATAAAGTAGTTGTAAGTGGATTAACAGGTACAACAATCCCTTGTTTATATTACGACCTATGGAAAGGATTATCAATTAATTCAACCTCAATAACAAACGCACAAAACGAGTTTGTACTTTTAACCAAAAATGGTAATTACCAAATTGGTTCCACCACAAGTAGCCCAAAAATATATGGTTTCTCATTTGATGGTATTAAACAAAACGAACAAATTCTTAATACAGACATTAGAAAAGTTAATCTTACCATCAAACAAGCATATTCCTCAAATAAAATTTTAAATAACATTGAGGCTTATTATAGAGTATACGTTAAAGAAGGTGGTAATACAGAAGTACAAGTACAAGATTGGACAAGGGTTAATAAAACTCCCGATTCGTATTACTTTATTTTTAACACCACAGACAAAATACCAAACGAGTATTTTATTGATATAAAAGTCGTTTCAGATAGAAACATAGATACATATAAAAGAGAACTTCAGTTCCAAATTGTTAATAAAAAATAATTATGAAAAATTTAAATTACATTATAAATAAAGTCATTAGAGAGACTATTGAAGATAAACCTTCAAGACAAGAGCAAGAGTCTTCAAGATATATGTTCTTTTCAAATTTAGAACAGATGAGAAGACAATGTGATTTATTATTAGATTTGGACCATTCTATGATAGAAGAAATTTTAGAGAATGGTCACGATTGGGCTCAAGACCATATTGCCGAGGCGAAAAATAATATGGACCAAGTATTTGATTTTTTAATGAATGAGTCAAAAAAAGAAGGTATGGAACTTTCTATGAATATCGATGACAAAGATATGGTTATGGGTGAAGGTAGAAAAAAAACAGGCACTAAATTGTGTGCTCGTGGTAAGGCAGCCGCTAAAGCAAAATATGATGTTTATCCTTCAGCATATGCTAATGGATATGCAATACAAGTGTGTAAGGGTAAAATTAAAGGTTTAGACGGACAAAAAAGATGTTCAGGAACTTATTGTTAAAGCGAACTTAAAATATTTTTTATAATTTTTTCTAAGGACTCATTTTGGGTCCTTTTCTTTTTTGGTTTGTATGAAGTCATTACAGGTTTTTGACCTTTTCCTGTTTGAGTATCTTTTTTCTCGGCATTTCTTTTTTGAGTACAAGCCGCTTTTTTAGCAGAATCACTCATTTTTCCGGCAACTCCTGCCGCTCTACATTTTGGGTACGCTCCTTTTGATGTATCAGGTCTTCCACATGGAGGATGTTTACCATCTACTTTACGACAAATATTGACCCACGGACCTTTTGGTTGTTTAGACCCTTTTGGTTTTTTCTTTGTACCAAACCATACTGCCAAATCTTCGTTAAGGTTAATTTTATCTAATTCAATCCATTCTTTAATAGGGACTATTTTAGTATTTTTACCGGGAAATTGATTTATAGGGTTACCTTCAACATCACTAAAGGTTGCAATAGGGTGGTTTTTTATAAAATTATAAATTTTATTTGCAATATTTTCTTCTTTTTTTCTTTGTTTCTTACTTCTTTCCATTTTACCATCATATGAGTCATATGCCAAATCAGGACTTTTGTAATTAGATACGGGTTCTGTAAAAGGACCTAAAACATTTTTTTTAAAGTATCTTTCACCCGGAAGTAATGGTGCAATATAACTACCTCTTGAACCACCTGTGGTTGTTGCCTCATTTATTTTTTTCCCCATAACTATAAATATCTATAAAATAAAAAAGGTCAGATTTCTCTGACCTTTTCTTATTCTGTTTCTAATTGATTATCTCAATTCTCTTAAGTCAAATGTTCTAACTCCATCAACTGTGATACGTCCGTAGAAACGGTTGTTAACCATTTTCTTAGCGTAACGTGTCATAATACCTTTGATAGGTGTAAAGTTGAATGGGTTGTACATTGTAGGTGTTAATTGTAGAGGAACATATGGTGCGTAAACGTAACCAGTGTCTAACAATGACGTACCTTTGTGACCCAACAATACTGTGTTTGGTGGGAAATAAGGGTCACGGTAAACTTGGTAACGACCAGCTAATGTACCAACTCTTTCAATACCCATGTTGTATTGGTCTTGCTCAGGAGACGCATTAGATACGTGGAAGTATTCTAAATCGTCAAAGATAGCTGAAATCTCAGAAGATACAACAATCCAGTTAGCACCACCTCTTAATGTAGATTTGTGGATTTGTGCTGAAATTTGGTTGATTGCCGTAATCAAAGTTTGATTCCAATCTTTTTGAGTGTATTGAGTTAATGGGTTAGCTGAAGTACCTCTTTTCCATCCGTTGTAATCCCAACGTAAGTTCCAAGCCGCACCTTTACGTAAGTCACGTAAAATTTCACGGTCGATTTCTGCAGCAACTTGTTCAGATAATAAAGCTGTTAATTCAGCTTCAGCATCGATGTTGTGGAATGCAGAAACGTCTTGTGCCAATTCAGGAGACCATTGTGCTCTTAGTTTTCTTTCTGTAACAGATACAGTTACTGACTCAAGGTCAAAAGAAACTTCACCAATTCTGTCTTCGAATTCCAATTCTTGGTAGATTCTATATTTACAGTAGAATTGTTGAGCTGTTTGTGTTGCAGACGTACCTAAAGTAAATCCTGAGTAACCATCTAAAGATGCTGCTCCGATAGCTGCAGGTACTTGACAGTCAACTTCTAAATAAATAACACCTGCCGCGTCACATAAGTTGTCATAAGAACCACCATTACCTGTACCTGGCCATGATGTTGTGGTTTGAGCACCATATTGTACAATACCTTTACCATATTTTTGAGTTACTACTCTAAATAATAATGGTGAAGTAGTACCTAAACCTGAGAATGCACCTTGTTGTCCAAGACTATCATATGCATATACATTCAAATCAGATAGGAAAGCTTCGTTATCCATTAATTGACCATCAGGACCAATTAATTTACCAGCACCACCCGATGTAAAACCAGAAAGAGCGATGATAACTTTTCTGTGGACAGGTCCGCCTGTAGTTGCTCCTGCAACAGTACCACCATTAGTAGTTGTATAAGCTCCATCTATCAATTGACCACTAGACCATACATAAGTAACAGCCGCTTTAGTGATGGCAGTGTAAGCACCTTTTGAATAGTCAAATAAACCTGCTGGGTCTAAGTCTGGTTCAGAACCTTCATAAAATCTATCGTAAAGGTTTTTGTCATTTGCTCCGTATGCTGCTTGTGATTGTGCTGGAGTTGGTCCGTTTTGAGCTCCAATTGGTGCTAAATGCGGATTGTCGTAAGCGGTAGCAGTTCCGTATCCTTGGATTTTAGGTACAAAGTAGAACAATTTACCGATAGGTAAGTTCATTGCTTGTACAGATACTAAATCGTTAGCCAACAATTTAGAGAATACACGTCTTACGATAGGGAAAACTACAGTTTCGAAAGAACCTGAACTATCCGTAGATGCGGCTTCGTTGATTAGGTGAGAAGCTTGGTTTTCATATAACTGCGCCATGTTCTCTTTGATATGTCCTTTAAGACCGTCTAGGAATCCTAATTTATCCCATTTGTTGATTGTATCTTCTTTGATAACTTTAAGGTGTTTCAACCCGATGTTACCAACAAGACCTGATTCTAATAATGCTCCCATTTTATTTTTTTTTAATTTGAGTTTATTTATTGTTTATTTATTTAATTTTTCCCATCAAATCTTTCATTCTTAAGAATTGTGGATTTTCATAAGTTTTACTTTCAATCAAATTAGATGCTGAACCATTTGAAGGTGTACTAACAAGTTTTCTTTGGACTGATTCAGTCACAACTTCGTTTTTAGAACCTCCGTCTAATTCGGATTTAATTGATTTGTAAAGTGATTTAGATTCTTTTATAGTTTCAACATTATCAAATCTTCTAAGTATGTTTATTTTTTCTTGTTTTGTTGTTGAGTGTTCAGTGAACAATCTAGTAGAATAAGCCAAGTTTGAGTTGAATACTGCCACTTCATTTAATTTATTTCTAAAGAAGTCTAAAGCTTTTTTGTATTCTTCGTTTTTCTCTCTTAATAAATTAAGTTCTTTTTCAACAGATTCTTTTCTTAATTGACTTGGTGCTGCAACTCGGTCTCTTTGTGCTCTTCTCATGTAAGTCATAGTTCTTGATGCTTCTGTAGTTTCACCAGGTAATTCGTCTACCATAGCGTCACCTTCCATACAATCACCTTCCATACAATCTCCTTCCATGTAATCGCCTTCCATGTAAT